AAAATTATTCCATTCGTGTAAAGAAACTAACGCATCATACTCTGCTTTAATTTCTTCTAAACGAGTTTCTATTTTTTTATTTAGATTTAAATTTCTAAGTTGTTGTAGTTTATCAAGATCAGCAAGTTCAATCTTTGGAGCAGAGTATTCTGCTATGTATGAAGAACTTGCACGATTTTCTAAAACTCTTTTAAAATCTGTCATCTGTAAATATATGTAGATGAACGATCTTTGTTTTTTAATTCTTTTTTAATCAACGACTTATCTTTTTCGTCTGACCAGTTTATGCTATCATAGTTTTCTTTAAACCTATTAGAGAAACAATTTCTTGGCTTATCTCCTTTTCCAGCACCATTATTTGGACTTTTTTCGTTCATATATTTGGTAAAATCTCGTTAGCAAATAGGACTATATTTGGCTTAATCTCGTTAGCAAATACGGTCTTATTTGGCGAAATCTCGTTAGCAAATACGGCTAATTGTTGAATTTTATTTTTTGAGATAATAACTTCATCATCATAAGGCACATCTTTAATAATTATTTGCCAAATCCATCTTAGCTTTTCACGCCAAGTTTTAGTTCTTGGTTTGAATCCTCTTTGATAAAGAGAGATGTATAAGAGTCCATCTTCATTGTCATAATTGAATTTAACGGCTTCTGAATAACAATCACATTCAAGAAATAATTCTTTGCTCATAAGACTATGATATTCAATATATAAACTATGTCAAGTTTATACTTTTATATTTGAAATTTTTGTCAATTCGTAATTAGTCATTCCACCCATATTTATAGTATTCCAATGATATAATTTTTGTAGTTTTTCTTTGATTTCTTTTTCAAGGAAATCTTCTCCAGTTTTATATTTTTCATTAAGATCATCATTATGATAATTCCATTTTTCAAAAATTAATTTTTTAATTGATATTTTAGAGAAATCTATGGAATTTATTATTTCATAATCTAATCCTTCTGTATCTATTAAAAGAAGTTCTATTTCATTTATATTGTAAATTTTGCATAACTCTTCAAAAGTTATTGATTCTATATTTATTTCTCTTTTTGGTATTATGTGTGATTTTCTTTTAATAAGAGAAGAATGTTCACAGGAATCGTACAAATATAATTTTGTTATTTCATTTTTAATAGAAATTGCTTTATTGCAAATTATTACAATATTTTTTTTAATAAGATTTTGATAATTTTTTATTAAATCTTCTATTAAAGAAGAGTTTGGTTCAATAAGAATAATTCTAGACTTTTCTTCTAGAAATTCTATTATTCTTTGGAAATCATCATTTCCCTTATTACTGCCTATTTGAATATAGGTTTTCATAAGTAGATTTTAATTAGTAAGTATTATTTTGTAAAATCGCCAAGATCACGATCAAAAGAAAACTTGCCAGTCTTCTCTACAAGACCTTCATAAGTTTCTTCTGTGCATCCTGCCATTTCGGTAAATGGTGCGACTACTGCGAAAATTCCAAAAGCACCAATAGTAACTGCGGTAGAAATTGGACGAACAATTACAAGATCTCCAGCAGATAGAAAACCATCTGCTACTGGTGTGGATTCTGTTTGAGTTCCAGAATCAGCGATTCCTAAAGATGCACAAAATAGTGCAATTAATACTAGTGTTTTAATTTTATTCATATTATTATATTATATATGGATATTGTTATTTTGTCAAATATATATTTGGCATTTTCTTGTTAGCAAATATGATATTTTCGGAACGAGTAGGATTCGAACCCACGGATGGAATTAACCATCGGAAGTTTAGTAAACTTCTGCTTTAGGCCACTCAGCCATCGTTCCATCTGCCTAGCTAGGATTTGAACCTAGAACCACTTCCTTAACAGGGAAACACTCTACCATTGAGTTACTAGGCAAAAAATTAATCATTATTCTCTGCAACTTCATTTACATGATCTTTTATTAGATTATATATTCTCACTTCTTCGTTATTGGCTTTTCTTTCTACTTTAGAAAGATCATTGAATTTATATTGTTTTAATTGATGATGTTTGAAGTGGTATACTGGTTTATTTGAGTAAACTTCGTTAGTAAATCTAATATATCTAAATGGCAAAACTTCGCCTTTGATTTTATAAAGAGTACCTAATACTGGTTGCTCTTTTTCTTCCTCAAAAACTCCATCAATGAATTCTAGAATTTTTTTTAACATTTTTCTTTTTCCTTGTTTTTTTTGGTTTAACATGTTTCCAAATTTTTCCTTCCTGATCTAAATCAACGCTCCAAAGCATTATTTTATTATAAAATTTAAATCCATAACCCCAAAACATAAGTGTTCTGCTTATAATATCACCAATAAAATATAAAATATATGACAATATTAACCTCATATTAATATAATATATAATTTTTATAATAAAGTCAATATAATATATTATGAAAATAGGTTTTAATTGCAGCAGTTTTGATCTGCTTCATGCTGGTCATGTAACAATGCTTAAAATGGAAAGGGATTTGTGTGATTATTTAAAAGTCGCACTACAAGTAGATCCAACAATTGATAGGCCAGGAGTTAAAAATAAACCAATTCAAAGCATATACGAAAGATATGTTCAATTGCAAGCTTGTAAATATGTGGATGAAATATTAGTATATAGTACGGAATTCGATTTACTTCAATTAATAATGACTCAAAAAATAGATATAAGATTTTTAAGCGAAGAATATTTAAATAGAGATTTTACTGGAAAAGATTATTGCATTAAAAATGGAATTGAGCTTCATTATCATAAACGTGGTCATATTTATTCTTCTAGTGAATTAAGGCGAAGAACAGCGGATTTAGAAAAAATGAAGAATGACCAAAGTATGATAGAAATTCCACAGCATTCGCCAACTTTAATTAAGCCAGAATAGCACAGCGGTAGTGCAACGGTTTTGTAAACCGTAGGTCATCGGTTCAAATCCGATTTCTGGCTCTTATTTTCTTTTTTTAGGAATAAAATACACTATTGCTTCATCACCGTATACTTGAAAAGATTTTAATTTATAGTTTTTATTTTCAAGCATATTTTTTAATTCATTGATATATTCGCTTTTCATATAAACTATTATTTTATTGTTATCTTTTGAATCAATTCCGTATTCTTCTGCAAATTCAGAACAGATAGCTAAAGCTTCACTTTGGTTACTCACGCAATAGTTTACACTATTAAATTGAAGATTTATTTCCAGAGAATATTATTTCGGAATACTCTTTCAATTCATTTACTATGTATTCTTTCATGGAATTAAAATCAATAAAATCAATATGACTTGGACCTTTTTTATCATCTGTTATAATTTTATATTTATTAATATCTTGCAAAATATCGCATTTATTTATAATCAATTTATTTGTACCAGAAATTTTTATAGCTTGTTTTAAATGATTTAATCTTAGCCAGTTCACTATTCTTTTTCTGCCAGTAGTTGACCCAAATTCTTTGCCAAGCTCTATGATTCTATTGAGATCCTCATCATTCCATAACGATTCTGAAAAAAGAGGATCAACGCCACTTTTGGTATCATAAATTTTTGCTACTCCTATAATATCTCTAATTTTTTTAGGACTAAATCCTAAAGAGCAAGAGGAATATGGCAAAGTTTCACTACTTGTGACATAAGGATAATCTCCATAATTTATATCTAGCCAAAAACTTTGAGCACCTTCACAAAGAATATTTCCATTTAGCTCTCCATCCCAAATATATTTTTTATCTAAATAATCTTTAGCAATCTTTCCAATTCTTAATGCTTTATCAGAATAGCATGGAGCGATACCTTGACCTGTTGTGCCAAGTTTTGGTTTTAAAAATTTAAGATCATATTGAATATGTCTTTCTGTAATAATATGGGCTTTTGGACTTACCTTAATTAATGAGGTATCAAATCCTTCTTTTTTAAGATAATCTATCTCATCGAAAAATTTATCAATATTGATAACGCAGTTTGGGCCAATGATGCTAAGTTTATGTTGGAAAACTCCACAAGGAATAATATGAGTTTTATATTTTTTATCATTGAGATAAACTGTATGACCTGCATTTGGACCACCATTCCAACGGCAAACAATATCATAATTTTTGCTAATAGCATTACTTATTTTTCCTTTTCCTTCGTCTCCCCATGCTAATCCGAAGATAATATCTACATAATTAACCATCAATAATATGATACTAATATATTAAAATAATGTAAAGATTATTTTTTATTTATTAAATGCTCTTGTATTATGTCAAAATTACGATCAAGTTTAGATTCTATCCTATCAAAATAATCATCAAAAGATTCTTTTGTAACATAAGTAGTTGAAATTTTTAATGCCAAATCTGATATTTCTTGTTGATGTTTTCTACCTTCGGCTTCCATTTCTTTCCTTAAAGTTATAAAATCGCTAAAAGTTTTATCATTAATTTCTTTCATTAGATTTTCTTGTTTATCGAAAAGAGAAAAAACTCTAGTAAATAACCATCCACCTAAAAATGATAAGGCTGCCAATATTATATTAAATAATGCTGTAATATCTAGATTCACATAGATAATTACACATTAATTGAATAGATATTATAGCTTTAAATCACCAAAATCATCATCAGATATATCAGTTTTCCTTGCTCCAACTTTGTAACTAGAAATCTCTGTTTCTTGAGGAGCCACCTGTACTTTGCTACTATCTAAATAACTATCAAGCCATCCAGATATAGGATTATCTTTTTGATTAAATATCTTTTTATATCCAAGGCTTCTAAGCCTAGAATCGCATAGCCATTTAGAGTAACCATCTAAAACTTCTGCATTTAAACCAAGTAGACTACCTTTGCTGAATAGATATTTAGACCATTCGCTTTCATTTTTGGCTGCTTGTTCATAGAAAGCATAAATCTTGTCTTCACTTTTCTTTACTATACTTGTAAAACCCTCTTTATCTTCTTCTCTTAAGATTTTAAGTAAATTTTGACTAACTGCAAAATGTAATGCTTCATCTCGCTGAATAAATTTAATAATTTTAGAATTGCCTTCCATCTTACCTCTGTATCCAAAATAAAAAGAACAGGCAAAGGAAACATAGAATACGAGTCCTTCCATTACATTAATAGAAAGAATAGCATCAAAAATCTTTTGTTTGGGATCTTTCTTTTCATCATCTCCAAGAATTTTATCAAAATTATTTCTAATCAACTCAGCGCGGCTTGTAATTTCTTTATCTTCCATAATACTATCGAAAAATTTAGTAGCATCTGGATAAACATTATTTAAGAGATAAGAATAAGAATAACTATGAATACCTTCAAATTGCGCCCAAGTATTCATGCATATCTCAAGTTCTGGATTACTTACATAATCTTTTAATGAATGAATACTGCGAGAAAGCATACTATCCCCGAGAGTTTGGAATCTTAGATTGCTATCAAATACAAATCTTTCTGTGTCAGTTAAATTTTTATAGTCACTTCTATCTTTTCCTAATGCTATTTCATGAGGCCACCAGAAGTTTTCATTTTGCTTTTTAAATAATTCAAAAAATATTGGATACTTAAAACGATCATATCTTTGAAGGTTAAGGTCTTCACCAAGAAATAATGGTTGTTTAGTTGTATCTATATTTTTAAAATTTAATACTGTTTTCATGGATTATAGTTTACACGCACCACTTGAACAATCTTTATCTTCTTTTTGATTTAAAGACTGCTCTTTATCGCCATCATCTGTATTATTATAATATAAACTAATCAATCCAAGGCTATAAGCATAAATAAGCTCTTTCATAACCTTTGCGTCTGGAAGAATATTGTTTTCATAATGACTATAGTTGTAGTATACATTAGTTGATATAGCCATGTCAATATATTTTTGAATTACTGCATTAATTTTAAGTAATCCAGTATTATCTTTTAGATCATAAGCTAATTCATAATTCTCGTCATATTTTCCAATTCCTGGAACCATAACTGGAAGTTTACCCATTTTGCTAGTTTTATATGTTATAAGACTACGAATAGGTTCAACTCCATTTGTAGAGCATTGAATTACGGAACTGCTCTCACAAGGCATGCAAGAAGATAATGTAGAATGTCTTAATCCAAATTCTTTAATATCTTTTCTTAATTTATCCCAATCAAGAGATAATTTTCTTTTAACTAATTCGTCTACTTTATCTTTATATGTATCAATCGGAAGTATACCTTTAGCGTATTTAGTCCTATCAAATTTTTCACATTTGCCTTTTTCTTTAGCTAATTCGATGCTACTCTCTAATAAGTAGTATTGAAAATGTTCCATCCACTCATCAACTACGGATAATGATTTATCTGAGCTATATTTCAATTCATTTTTAGCTAAGAAAGCTGCAAGATTTGTAATTCCAACTCCAAGGCTTCTTCTTTTTTTAGCAAAATTTTCAGCAGCAATATTAAAATAATCTTGAAGTTCAATGATTTCATCAAGAAATCTTACGATAAGATCGCAAGTCTTTTCAAGATCCTGCCAATTTTTTATTTCTAGCATGTTTACTGCCGAAAGAATACACATTCCAATTTCACCTTCTTTATCGTGATAATCATTTAATGGAATAGTTGGATGAATAACTTCTGTGCAAAGATTACTCATTGTAACTTTATCTAACCATGCTCCGTGATTATTTGCATGGTCTACATTTAAAATATAAATTCTACCAGTTTCGACTCTCTCTTTGATAATAAGAGAAAATAGTTTACGAGCAGACATTTTCTTTTTTAATTTTAATTTTTTAGATTCACATTCTTTATATACTTTATCAAAATCTTTAGTGCCCCATGCATCATAAAGCTCTGGAACTTCTGCATTATTAAATAAAGTAATATCTTCATCCTTTAATACTCTATCATAAAATAGTTTACTCATGCCTACTGTATAATCGAGTTTGCGAACTCTATTATCATCTGTTCCTGCATTATTTTTCAATACAACAATATCTTCAATTTCATAATGCCACCATTGAATATTGCAAGTTGCGCTACCACCCCTCAATCCATTCTGTTGCCAAGCTTTTACGCTGCTTTCATAGATTTTTAAAAATGGAATTAAACCAGTATGTACAACTTCGCCATTCTTAATAGAAGACCCAATAGCCCTAATTTTACTTACATCAATTCCAATTCCACATCTATTAGCGGTAGCCATACTGACCGCAGTAGCACTAGCTGTAATACTATCTTTTGTATCGTCTACCCCAATCAAGCAGCAACTAGCGTAATTTCTGCTAGATGTTCTAACTCCTGCCATTACTGGTGTTGGAAGATTTATTTTATGTTTACTGATAGCATCATAAAATTTTCTAACATAAGAAAGTCTTGTTTCTAATGGATATTTCGCAAAAGCATAAGCTGAAATTAAAATATAAGCAAATTGGGGAGTTTCATAAATTTCGCCAGTGGTTCTATTCTTGATTAAATATTTATCACAAAGCTGTTTGATTCCAGCATAAGTAAAAATAAAATCTCTATCGTGATCAATAAATTCTCCAATTTTATTTATCTCATCTTCTGAGTAATGACTTAAAATAGTTGAGTCGTAAACTTTATTTTTAATGTTTTGATTCAAAAATTCTGATAATCTTGGAGCATGTTTACCTTTCCAAACATCTTTTCTGAGTTGGTAATTGAGTAATCTTGCTGCAACGTATTGATAGTTTGGCTTTTCAATTGAAATTAAATTTGCTGCGCTTTCAATTAAAAGATTATGAATCTCTTTAGTATTTATTCCGTCATGAATATTAATCTTAGCATTAATTTCAATATCAGTTAAACTAACTCCATTATAACCATCAATTGCCCAGTTAATTACTTTGTTTATTTTTTCTATATTAAACTTTTCAGTCGAACCATTTCTTTTTTTAACATTTGTATTTTTATTCATAATGTAACTAGTGCAAAAACTATATTACATTATTTTTTAAAATAAAGAAAGAAAATTTTAAAAAGTTATAAACAATTTACTCCAAATGGCTTTTAGGGTGTACTCGACCTTTTCTTTTTTTACTCCAACTATCATAATATTTCTTTTTAACTGGGTCTTGTCCGTAAATTTTTTTTCTTTTTTCAGAAAGTTCCGCGCTCCTATCCCAAAGGTCGCCAAGTTTTCCTTTTTGATTCTTTGTATATTCAGAAAATTGTTTGTCAGTTGCTTCGGCTTTTAAGGTTCCATGAGTATTAACTTCTGGAACAGTAAATACTCTTCTCCATTCTATTCCTTTTTCGTCTATATAAACATGTTGATCATGGATTGATTGTACTACATCTAGTGTCTCTTCTGTATCTGGATGTATATAGGTATATATAGGCATTATCTTAAATGAGCAGTAATATTTTCTAGCAATTTCTGTGATGTAAATTCTTCTTGAAGTTTTAGTCCTTCTTTATTTAATTTATTATTTTCTACTTTTTTAACTGCTAGTTCGCAAGCGTTTATAAAATCTTCTTCATTAAAATCATAGATATTACCTTGATTATATGGTGCACCTTTATTAAAAAACATCCCGTCATAAGATTCAATTTTTGAATTTGGTTTAACTAGTATAGAATTTTTATCATTAGCCCAAGATTTATATCCATGAGCGTCCATTATTACTGCATGTTTACCCATCGCTACAGAATGAAATTCTGGTAATCCCCATCCTTCTGCTCCACTCATTCCTAATACAATATTGGCGCTATTCAAGAAATCATTATAAATTTTATTTTGCCCCATGAATGGCAAGAAATTGATATTAAAATAAGTTTTACCTTCCAGAGCTTGGGATACAAGATTATTTTGATCCTCTGGCTTCATAAATGGATTAAAAATACAGCATTGTAGTGCATATTTTTTATTATTACCAAATTTTTTAGCCCAAAGTTTAATTAATTTAAGATGATGCTTTCTTTTTTCAAGCTTACCAACTAAATTAAAAACAATTCTATCATCAAGAAAATATGATTTATCTATTCTATTAAAATTATATTTATCAAATGCTAATGGTATATACTCAACGTTACTGCATCCGAGATTTTTAAATATTTCTACTGTTTCTTTCGATGAGAAAAGTACTTTATGATTATTTTTTACAGTATTTAATTCTACTTTTGTTGGTTGATCTAATTCATAGAAACTGAGCAGAACTTGTTCGTTTGAATAACTTTCGAATGAACCATTTAAATGCCATAATTTAAATAACTTGTTTTTCCTATTATAAGTTTCCAGTGAAGAATTAATTGATTGCTGTAGCCAGTTTCCAAATTCTTGAGTTAAATCTGATTGAGTAGATAAATCAACATTACCAATAGGTAAAACACCTACATTAACCCTGGAGTTATATAACTCTCTAAGAATTAATGTAGATATTTGACCAAAACTTACTGAATTTATTGGTAAGTTAAATGCTAAACTCATAGGATGTCATCTTCATCCTCTTGAATTACTGGTTGAACCTTTTTAACTGGAACAGCTTTAGCTACTGGTGTAGAAGATGTAGTTTTATTTTGATTATCTAGAGGCTTAGATACATATAGTCTGTAATCTGGAGCCTTTTCGTTTGTCTTTTTACTATTAGCAAAAACTACAACATCAATTCTTTGACCATCATGATCATTGATATAACCAGATAGGAATGACATTCCTGTTTTGCTCTTCTTCTTCCAAAGTGCGCCTAGCTCATTTTGGTTCTTGTTTGTATTTTGATTTGTATTATTCATTTTTATATTGTATATCCTTTATTATATTTTGTCAAAAGAATTTTTACTCTCGACTTTAGTTTTTAATAATTTAATAGCCTTATTATGAATATTAATAGCAGTTTGAGTACTTATATTTAATTTTTTAGCTATCTTATTCCAAGACATTTTTTTATTAGAATCATTCAAATATCGCATTTTAAATATTTTTTGTATTCTTTCATCTGAACAAGATTCAATAATATTCATGATATATTCATTAATATTTTTATATTCTTTTTGAACTGGAGTATTCTTTTCTATCAAATAATTTAATTTATCTGTTTCAAGAGTTAAGTAGTGACTATTTTCATTCATACAGTTAAGGCATTGGTATCTTACTTGGTTATATAACCAAGTAGAAAATTTAGATTTTTTATTTTCATCAAATGTTATTGCTGATTTATATACTATATAATCTTTTTGATCTATTACATCTTGAAGATGGACTCCAGATGCAATCATGGGGTTTGAGTATTTTTTATATAAAGAGTTGCAAAGAGCCGAATGCTTTTGAATTAAAGCTTTTAATGCTTCTTCATCATTCTTTTCTTTTATATTCTTTACCAAAGTAATGTCGTCTGTTATTATATTCATATTATTTTTTATTTTGTAAATATTTTTCGTAAACATTTTTTAATTGTTTCTGCATTAATTCATATAAGAAGTTAACATCTTGACAAGTTTCCCAAACTACAGTTACATCAGATACAGCTTTTAACTTATTGTCGTTAGATTTTTCTTCTATATTAGCTGGAGGTATTAAAGAACCATCATCTAGTCTTCTTGAGATATGAATTAAAATACCATTATGAGATTTCAACCAAGAATATTCATCATCTTTATATTCTATATATCTAACATCTGTTACGATTGGAACAATATTAGTAGCAATTAATTTATTTACTTCTGGTTGAATTGTGGAAGTCCAGTATTTTCCATCCGTTTGAATTCTTCTGCATTTACCATAAGCAACCATAAGTGGTCGTACTATTTCTTTGTTCTCTGGTGTGCAATTTAATAAGTCTATTTTGAATTTATCTTTAGTAAAGTCATGTAGTTCATTTTTTAATGCATCAGCAAAAGCTAATCTTTGAGATTTAATTCCCTTTTCTTCTAGATATCTTTTTAAGATAGAATAAAAAGTATCTTTTCCAGATCGAGCTACTCCAGTTAATCCAATCATTTGTTATTCTCCATAAGATATATCTCCAGTTCCGTCATATTTTGGATAATCTTGTCCAGTGCGAATTTGTTGAGTTCGGACTTGAGTTTGTATGTTTTCTTTTAAAGCTTTAGTATCTACATTGGGGTCAATATTCTTTGCCTCAAATGGTTGGGCGAATATTGTACCACGAGACTGATTAGTAGATTTGTAATCAGTTTTATATGTTCTATACATTTTATTATTAACTATATAATACTCTGGAAATGGTTTAGAAAATATAGTTCCATGAGATTGATTAGTTCCGTTCCCACCGCCAGTTTTATATGTTTGATATACTTCTATTCCTCTAGCAGTTTTAACATAATTATATTCTTGAAATGGTTTATTGAAAATTGTTCCATGAGACTCATTTGTTCCACCACCTCTTGTTTTATAGGTTTCGTATACCACTCCCGATTGTGCTATTGCAAGATTAGCTATAAATGATAATAGTATTATATATTTCATATTTTAATTAATTCTATATTGTAAAACTTAAATATTTCTTTAGCTGTAGAATCCTTCTCATATTCTTCTGAGTATACCACACTTTTAACTCCATATGCAACAATATTAGTAGCACAATTTGAGCAAGGCAATAAAGTAGAAGCTAGTAAATGTGGTTGATCTCCTCTTTTAACCAAAGATAAAGCGTTAATTTCTGCATGAATCATATATTTTCTTCTATTATCTCTATCACTAAAGAAATCTTCGTTAATATTAAATTTAGACAATAAACCATTATATCCAACGGATAATACTCTGCCATCTTTATTTAAAATACATACTCCAACTTTTTTATATGGATCTTCTGATCTACTTGACCATATTTTAGCTGTTTCAATTGCAACTTGTATAAATGATATTCTATTATTCATTTTAAAAATAATGCCATTTTAAAGCTATTGCAATTCCTATTATAATGCATATAAATGTTTGTAGCATAAGATCATATCTTAAATGTTTTTTAATTTAAAGTCAATTATTTTCTTGATTGTTTGCAAAGAATGGTTTAGTATAAATAAATGCAAAAACAAGAATTTAAAGAAGCCTTAAGTTACGATGATATTTCGTTACTCCCAAATTTTTCAGATATCACTTCCAGAAAAGAAGTAGATACAACTACTAAAATTTCAAGAAATTGCAATATCAAAATTCCAATTATTCTTTCTCCGATGGATACTGTATCATCAGTTAAATCTTGCATTAAAATGAATAAACTTGGAGCAGCTGGAGTATTGCATAGATTTATGTCTGTTGATGATCAAAGATCTAAAGCTAAAATTATTAAAGATGAAAGTGATTTTTGTATTACTGCTATTGGTTTAAAGGATGCAGAAGAAAGAATTAGAGCTACTAGTACTTTTACTAATGTTTATTTTTTAGATACAGCAAATGGTTTGGCTAAAAATGTAGAAGATTTTCTTAGATGGTATAAGACAGCTGGATTTTCTCAAGATGTTATTGTTGGAAATACTTTAACTAAAGAAAGTGTTTATAGACTTGCTAATCTTAAAGCAGATGGATTTAGACATTTAATTGGTCCAGGTTCGATGTGTTTAACTCAAGTGAAAACTGGAATTGGATGTCCAAGTTTAACTGGAAACTATTATGCTTGGAAAGCTGTAAGAAACTGGGAGCTTTCTCAAGTTGATTTATTTAAACAAGATAAACCAAATCCATCTCATAGACCTAGTATTCTTGCTGATGGTGGTATACGATATCCAAAAGATTTAGTTAAAGCTATTGCTAGTGGATGTGATGCTGTTATTTGTGGAAGAATTTTCGCTGGACTATCTGATGTTGTTGATGATGAGAATATCATTGAAATTGATGGTAAAAGATTTGCCAAATATAGAGGAATGGCTAGTCAAGATGTTGTTGAAGATTACGATTTATATGATGGAACTAAAAAGAATTTATTCGTAGAAGGAGATAATACTTTAATTCCAATTATTGAGAACAAATCTATTGAAGATATTGTTTATGATTTCACT